CCCCCGGCTCGAGCTCGAGGCACGAAGAAGCCCCCCGCCGGCGCAAAGGCTAGCGAGGGGCTCGAGGTGCTCGAGGTGCTCGAGGCTAGTCGGCGGTGGCGGTGAAGTGCCCGCCGGCGCCAAAGGATGCGAGGCGCGCGCCGGTCCATTCGGATCCATCGGGGCGCGTGAAACCCTCGCACCGCCACGGGTTCAGGTGCACTTCGATCGCATCCGCGGGGAGCTCGAGCGGTGCGGCGAGGGTGCCGGCGACTCGAGCGTAGACCTTCCGCCGCCCGATATCGTGGATCCGTTTATAGGTGGCGGCGGAGACGACAGGGGTGCATTCCTCGAGGTGCACCTCGGTGACGTGGGCAAGCACCTTGTTTGATGTGGTGCCAACGGACCACGCGGGGAGCCCTTGCTTGGCTCGGTTCAGGTTCCGCCAAACGCGGACGCGGGTGCCGACGGGCACCGGAATGGTTTCTGTTTCCATGGCTCCGGGTAGTGATCCGGGGTTGCGGGAGTGCGGCGGCGGCAACGGTGCCACCGCGGTGCTCTACCTTAGTCGGCTGGATTCGCGTTTGGGATCCACCTAACCCCGAAAACGCACAGGTGATATTCGGGGGATGCCGAATCACCTGCGCCCGGTGCGCTTGAGGTGGCTCGAGGCACCCTCGCCGCGCTGGTTAGACTGTCGATCGAACCCCGGCGCCCCCCGAATCGGCTCCCGCGGCATCGGGAGGGGCGGTTCCGGCGCGCTATGGGGTGGGGTGGCATCGATTCGGCGCGCGCTCGAGCCCCCTCGAGGCACCCCAGGGGGCACCGGGGGGATGCGCGCGACTACATGTAACGTCAGCCGCTCACATTTTTGCACCAAGTACCCGCAGGTCACCACTTGGTCTTGTGGGACCAGTAGCGAGCCGAGAGCTTGCTGGGCTTGCTGTCCTGAGCGTTGTGCCTTGCGTAGTAGCTCTTACGCCTCGCCTTGTCCTTTGCGCTCTTAGGGTTCTTGCCGGCACCACTGACCCCCTGCTGGCCGAAGCGAATCAGCTTCACCGTCGTTCCCACCTTGGCGAGCACCGCGTGACTCTTGGTCTTGTGGCCAGGGGTGCGCTTGGGCTTGTTGTAGCCGCTGAACTTCTCGCCTCTGTACTCCACGGCCATCAGTCGTCTCCCTGAGCTGTCTCGATCTTGCGGATGACCCCTTTGGGAATGCAGTTCACGTTGCCCAGATGCCCGTCCTCTGCGTCCTCGAGGGTGCTTGCGATCACCAGAAAGTCCTCGGTGTCCTTCACCAGCCACCCTGCGGTGATCATCCGGGCCGGCTCAAGGGCGGCGGCCTCGGCACCAGTGATCCAAGGGTCCTCGACGCCAACGATGTCGCACCAGTACACCACGAGCCAGTCGCCCATCAGGGTGTACCTCCGGGGGACTGGGAGGGAGGCCCAGCTTCCGTGGGCTGCCTGATGGACTGGATGGCCCTCATGACGCTTCTGCGCCTACGGAGGGCAGAGGCTTGGCTGAGGTCGAGCTCGTCTGCCCCCTCCAGCACACACATGAGGCTTCCGCCTACGACCTTGAGCTGGTAGCCCTCCGGGCAAGGGTTGATGGCGAGAGGCTGTCTCGGCATCGGCTCCAGGCCGGCCAAGGCTGCAAGAGCCTCGGTGTCGATGTGCATGGGTCTTTTGGGGCTGGGGTACTTAAGTGGCAATGGTGACCGATACCGCCACCATCACCTCTCCGAGAATGGCAGTAGGGGCATCATTCCACCATTGGTGGCATAAGAGAGGCTCAGGTCACCTAAGGGGCTTTTGTTCACCCTCTGGGTTATCCTCCCTCCATGAGGGAAGAGACTTCCGTTCAAGGGCCTGAGCTTGGTCGTGGTCGATCTCTACGGTGGACCATCGGTAGTGGCAGTTTGGGCACAAACGGATCCTTCTGACGGTCTTGTAGTGGTCGTCCCAGAGGGCCTCATGGACCTCAGTGCGCCCATGGCCACAGAAGGGGCAAGGGCAGCTCAGGAAAGCCATGTGGATTGTCTTGGTCGGTGTCCGAGGGTGAACCCCTTGGCACCAGGGTTCAGGAACTCCTCGAGGACCTTGGAGTGTCTTTCAGCACGGACCTCGGCCATCTCCCTGTCTCTGTCTCTGGCCATGGCGTCGGCATGGAACCCAAGAGCCATGGCGAGGGCGTCTAGGCGGTCGTCGTGCCTCAGGGCACCTCGGTCCCTGGTGATGCGGGAGAACTGGTGCATCAGCATGTAGGACCGCTGCTGGTCGGCCGGCATGCTCTGGACGCTGTCGTAGTCGTTCTGGATGACGGACCTGTCGATCAGCAGCCGGCGAGAGGAGCTCAGGGGCTCGATCGTGTCGCAGATGCGTCTCTCTTTCTGGATGTGGTGCCTCACCAGATCCACTGAGCAGGGGTAGCCCACCTTGGCCAGCACGGGCTGGAGCAGGCTCTTGAACATCCCCTGTCCGAGGTTCTCCTCGACGATGATCCGGTTGACCTTGTACTGCTTGGCTGTGCGGGCGATCTCTTCGAGCACCTCGTCACCGAAGCCACCCTTGATGCCCTTGCAGCACAGGACAAACGCCTGTCCCGCATAGGAGGCCGTGACGGCCACTGCGGTCTCGTCGGAGCCTTTGCCTGACGGGTCCACGGCCATGACCTTGGTCTCGTAGGGCACCAGCTCGCCATCGGTGGCCATCGGCCTGTGGTAGCGGTCGCCGTTGAAGCCGACGCAGGGGAGGTCGTTGATGACCTTGTCCGGGTCGTTGCACCAGATGTACTTCTCGAAGCACTTGTCGCTGTCGAGGTCGGCCACTTGGAGGTCGTTGATCCGCAGCGGGTAGCGGTCCAGATCCGACATGCTCTGGTCGAGCATGAACTGGAGGTTGAACATGGAGCGCCCGTAGGCGAGCTCCCGCTCCATCAGATCCTCTGCATCGAACCTAGCTGGGTCTGTAGGGGTCCCAGGAGCCTCTGTGCTGGACTTTATCATCGGCGCGAGCATTGGCCCGTATCCGACCTTCTGTCGCTCAGAGGGCATCCTAGCGGGCCAGATGCGCGTCTCGAATCCACGGGCCGGCAGCTCGCGCAGGATGTCCTGCTCCGTCTGCGGGGTGCCGAGGTAGATGATCCTCCCGCCCGGCTTCAGGATCGCTTCGTACTCCTGCGTGGCAGCCGCCAGCTTGTCCCTCATCATCTGGGTCTGGCTGTTGGCCCAGGAGGCCACGTCGTCGCAGATGATCTCCGAGGCTCGAGCTCCGGTGATGCTCGAGTACACGCCCTTGGAGGTCACCGAGGGGCTGTGGGACGGAGGTGCCGGCCCGACATCGAAGGCCACCTTCGAGTTCCGCTGGTTCTCCCTGGGGCGCATGTGCGCCGTCAGGACACCCATCTCCTCGATGAGCCTGAGGGTGAAGGTGCTGAAGTCGTCAGAGCGGTTCTTCGAGGCACTGATGACGAGGAAGTTCAGCGAAGGGTCCAGCAGCAGCCGCCAGACCACATAGGCGCTCGTGATGTAGCTCTTGCCCACCCCACGGAACGCCTGGATCACGGTGCGCCGAGGTCCGCCGGCGAGGTACTCCGCGATGTCGTATTGGACCTTGGTGGGCTCAGGCAGCCCCAGCGCCGCCCAGGCGAGGTACAGGAAGTTCTTGAACCCCGAAGGACCGTGGAGGCGCTGGTCTACCTGGGTCACTTGATCTCTTTGATCTTGATCTTCAGCTCAGATCGCTTGCCACGCTTGGGCTTCGTCGAGGGCCGGCGAGCCTTGGTGCTCGCGGTGCGCGTCCGAGAGCGGCGGTTCTTCTGGTCCTTGCGGGTGGTCTTGGAGACGCTTGCCGCCTTGGGCGTAGGGGTGCGGGAGGGGGTGCCCTTGGGCATAGCTACTCAGCCTGAGCCACAGGCTCATCAGGGGTTTCAAACGGAAGGACGGCGGCGAGGTTGGTGATGGGGGCGTCAGCGAAGGCCAAGCTGTCGATGCCGTTGTCCTTCAGGAACTGACGCGCCACCGAGAGGTCAGCAGCGGTCGCCTCGCCGCTCTGGACCTTCTCCAAGAGGTCTTGGGCAAGAGCCCCGTGCAGGGACTCGAGGATCTTGTTCAGGTCCATCAGTACCCGGTGCGGCCTCGTCGCATCTGCTCGTTGGCGATGGCAAGGCCCCGACGCTTCATGGCGGACTTCTTGCCCTTCTTCTTCTTGCGCTTCTTCTTCACGGTCTTCTCCGAGTCACGGAAGGCTTCCGCAGTGGGGGCACCAGCGGCACCGGGTTTCCGCATGCGCTCGCCGCTGCCGGCTGCGATGCGCTTGCGCTTGGCGTGGATGTTTGCGTAGAGACCTTTCTTCGCCATGGTTCACTCCATGAAGCCGACGATGACCGATGCACCAGTGGCGCCTTTCATCACAGCTCGCATCTGCGGCATGACGGCGACCCCGGTCTGAAGCACCTCAGCGGTGCCGGAGACGTTGAGTGCGCCAGAGGTGGCGATCTCGACGAAGTCGAGGTCCGGGTGCAGGCGACCCTGGAGCTCGATCTCGGAGCAGGATCCAGCCGTGATTCGGTACTGGACCGCGCCGGCCTCGTCGTAGAGGTGCTGGCAGAACACTGCGTCACCAGCGGTGTCACCAGCTTCGGTCACCGTGGTCGTCTCTAGGAGGATGTGGACTTTGCTCATGGTTCACTGCATCACATACATGATGACCGTCGAGGACACGGAGTTCTCAACCCGCGTGCGGACTTGGGGGAGGATCGGAAGGTCAGCGAAGATCTTCTGCTCCCCGCTGGAGATCGAGTACTGGGCGCTGCCGTCAGTGATGTCCATGAAGCTGAACTGATCCGACAGCCTGCCTTGGAACACCACATCGGCACTACCGGCGGTGCATTTGGCCTGGACCGCTCCGGTCTCGTCGCGCTTGCGCTGGCAGATCAGGGTGGCGCCGTTGAAGGTGCCGGTGATCCCGGCGCGGGCGTAGTTGATTGAGACGAGAGCCATGTCACATGCTGAAGAGTTTGATGCCGAAGGTGGTGATGACGGACACGGCCGCAGCCATGCCCATCGCCCAAGCTCGACCGCCCTCCAGCGAGCGCACTCGCCTGTCTAGCTTGTCGAGCTGATCTTGGTGGACCCGCATGGTCGCGAGGATGCTGTCCACCTTTCCCTCGAGGCGCCCTATGGCGAGCAAGAGGTCGTCTTGTGTAGTCATCAGTCAGTCGAGGTCGCGCGGATGATGAAGTTGAAGACCACGCCGTGATCCTTGCTGGCGTCGGACTCGACGATCCTCTGGCCCGCAGCAGCCAAGCTGGCACCGTTGAGCCCTTCGCCTCCAGTGGTGACACGCGAGGCCGCAGCTCCACCCATGTCGTCCTTGCCCACGATGACGCGCCCACGGAGGTCGGGCACGTTGAAGGTCGTTGAGCCGTCACCTGCGCCGAAGTTGGTGCCGATGTTGGCGAACAACGTGGCGTAGGTCGTTCGGCTGATCGCGGCCCCGTCACACAGCACCCAGCCAGAAGGCGCAGAGGCACCGCTGTAGGCCAGGATGGCGCCGATCGGGACCAACATGCCGGGGAACTCG